CTTTATGAAAAAGGGCGGAACTATCACCGGCTGACAGGCATCTATGTGGACACCGACAAAAACCATCGGTTCTTTGAGGGCGATCAGTGGCAAGGGGCGAAGCTGGACGGCGTTGAGCCTGTGCAGAAGAACTTCATCCGGCCCATCGTCAAATACAAGTGCGCTGTCATCCACGATAACCTGTACAGCATCGTGTTTGAGTCGATGAACTTTGAGAACAGAGCGTTCCGCAAGCAGGCAGAGAAGATCTGCAAACTCCTGAACGGCTATATGGCCCGTGTTTGGGAGCAGGATCAGATGGACAAGAAGCTGCGGAAGGTGACGAAGAATGCCGCCATCAACGGCGAAGGCATCGTCTACATCTACTACGATGAGGAACTGAAGCGGCCTGTCCATGAGGTCATTGACAAGACCGACATCTACTACGGCAACGAGAACGATGAGGACATCCAGAGCCAGCCCTACATCCTTCTGCGCCGGAGAATGCCTGTGTACAATGCCGTGGAACTGGCGAGAAGCAGAGGCGTGAGCGAAGAGGACTGCCACTACATCCTGGGCGATAACGATGTCCATGAGGAAGCAGGCGATGCCGCCAAGCAGGAAGTGGACGATATGGTGACCATCGTCTACAAGATGTTCAAGAAGAACGGCACGGTGCATTTCTCCTCCGCTACCCGGTACTGCGACATCGATGAAGAAGTGGACACCGGCATGAAACTCTATCCCGTGGCGCACATGACATGGGAAGAGAAGAAGGGCAGCGCAAGAGGCGAGGGCGAGGTCAAGTACCTGATCCCCAACCAGATCGAGGTAAACCGCACGGAGATGCGGCGAGTGCTGACCGCTAAGTTCCAGGCATTCCCCCGTACGGTGGCGGACAGAAGCAAGATCAGCAATCCCAATGCGCTGAACACCGTGGGCGGCACCATCTGGACAAACGGACAGCCTGTGGTTGATGTGAATAAGATCATCGGCACCATTGCCCCGGCGCAGATGAGTCCCGATGTGAAACTCCTTCAGGACGATCTCATCCAGATGTCCCGTGAACTTGCCGGTGCCGGTGATGCGGCAACAGGCGATATCGATCCCGAACAGGCTTCCGGCAGAGCCATTCTGGCAATTCAGCAGGCGCAGAGAGCACCTATGACCGAGCAGAAGGAAGGCTTGAAGACCGAGGTGGAGGACATCGCCAGAATTGACCTTGAGATGATCATCGTCAATTCCCCGGACGGCATCGACATGGAAGAGAAGGTGACCGATCCAATGACCGGCGAGGACACCTACCAGATGGTGCATATCCCCCAGGCATCGCTGGAACAGGTGATGGCATCGGTGAAGATCGAGATCACACCCCGGAGTCCTTATGACCGCTTCGCACAGGAGCAGACTCTGGAGAACTTCCTGCTGAACGGTCTGTTCAATCCCCAGCGCATCGGGGAGTTTGAAGCCTATGTGGAGGCTCTGGACGATGACTCCGTTGCCCCCAAGCAGAAGCTGATGGAGATCCTTGAGCGCATGAAGGAAGACCAGAAGAAGATCGCCATGATCGATGCACAGGCCAGACTCATGCAGCAGAGGGCACAGCAGTTTATCATGGACGATCCCGATGCACAGAGTTCCATGATGGCCTCCGCCATGAGCGGAATGCAGGAACAACCTATGGATGAAGAAAGCATTGTGCAGTAAATGCACATTGCTTTTTTTATTGCCCAGGCGTGGAAGGCGTTAAAAGCTACGGAATTCGGTGAAACAAACACCACTCAAAAAATAGGAAGGAGTTCTATATGGACGAACAGGAAATCCTTGTGACCGAAGAAGAACAGGTCGCTGAAAATGTGGAGCAGACCACAGAAGAAACACCGGCGAAGACATACACCCAGGAAGAGGTGGATGCCATTGTTGGGAAGAGACTGGCCCGGAAAGAGGCACGGATCCGCAGAGAGTATGACAGACAGTACGGTGACCTGATGGATGTGCTGAAGGCCGGAACCGGCGAAGAGGATGTGGGCAAGATTTCCGACACATTCCGAGGTTTCTACGAAAAGAAGGGCATCAAGATCTCCAAGAAGCCTGACTACGATGCAGGAGACATCGAGGTGCTTGCCAATGCGGAAGCGGCTGACATTATCCGGGGCGGCTACGATGAGGTGGCTGAAGAGGTTGACCGACTCGCCAACATCGGCGTGGGCAACATGAGTCCCCGTGAGAAGGCTTTGTTCAAGGCTCTTGCAACGCATCGGCAGAAGGCTGACCAGGAGAGAGAACTGTCCTCTATGGGCGTAGGCGAGGATGTGTGGGGTTCTGACGAGTTTAAGAAATTCGCAGGCAACTTCAGAACCGACATCCCCATCAGGGATGTCTATGACATCTACCGCAAAACGAAACAGAAACCTGTTACATCGATGGGAAGCATGAAACAGGGCCAGCGTAGTGCCGCCAAGGACTATTACACACCGGAAGAGATCGAGAGACTCACAGAGGAGGATCTGGACGATCCCAAGGTGTGGGATGCCGTGCGGAGGTCTATGACCGGCAGATAATTCATGCTTTCCCAAAAAAGAAAGGATGAATCATCATGGCAGTAGCTAACACCGTAACCAATTTCCAGCAGACTATTTGGAGCAAGTCCATTCTGCGCTCCCTGGAGAAGATCACCTCGCTGCGTAATCACTGCAACTTCCAGTATGAGAAGGACAGCAAGAACGCCAAGGAGGTCAAGATCCTCTCCGTCAACCGTCCCACCATCCGCACTTATGTGCCCGGTACTGCTCTCGTCCGTGAGAGTGCCGCTGACAGCTCCCAGCTGTTGCAGCTGAACCAGTACAGATACTTCAACTTTGAGGTTGAGGATATCGTAAAGGCACAGTCCGTTCCCGGTCTGATGGAAGCACTGACCGACGAAGCCGGCAAGGGTCTGGCTCTTGAGGGTGACAAGTACGTTGCATCCGTGGTAAAGGCAGACGTTGAAGCAGCCACTCCCACCGTGTCGGTTTCTCCTTCTGTGATCACGCTGACCGCTGCCAACGCAATGGCATCCGTTGAGGACGGCTTTGCCACTCTGTACGCAAACGACTGCAAGGTATCCGACACCTTCTACCTTGAGGTAGCACCCAAGGTATTCACCACCTACCGCCAGCAGCTCACCGAGCTGTCTACCAACAACCCCGAAATTCTCAAGAAGGGTGCGGTTGGTAAGATCAACAACGCATTCGTGTGCATCGAGAACTGCCTGCCTACCGGCAAGAAGGCAACCGCCAGCACCGCAGATGACGTGTACTACAACATTCTGCGTACCGACAAGGCGATTGCCTTTGCAGAGCAGATCGACAAGGTAGAGAAGTACCGCCCCGAGGACGCATTCACCGATGCTGTCAAGGGTCTGTACGTCTTTGGCGCGAAAATCGTTCGCCCCGAGGAAATCTATGTTATGAAGACTGCAATCTAATTCAATACGAAAGGTGGGGCATTGCGCCCCACCTTTTTTGCTAAAGGAGAACTTATGAACAACGAACTATTTACCGTAAAACCCAGCTTGAACCAGTATTACGGCAGAACTGTTACAAAGGAAATGGAGTTTGACGAGACCACAGAAAACGGAGAAATCCACCAGACAATGAAAGACTGCGTTCTGACAACCGAGATCAACAGAGAATGGATGCAGGGCGATATCAAGAACACGCTGCACAGCGTTCAGACCGAAGAACTCCCTGAAGGGACTATCATCATTTGGAGTGAGCTGCAAGGCTACATCGTGCCAAACGTGCCTATGTATAAGCTGAGAGACCTTGAAGAAGAAATCAAGGCTATCAAAGAGATTTACCATGACAATACGGATATAAACCCGAATGGGTAAGAAATAGATTTGGGGTGAGAAAATGTTTATAGTAAACAACGATGACCTTTCTATCTATGCGACTAGGGGTGACATTGTTGCCCTGAACGTATCTGCCACCGATGACCGCAGCGGAGAACCTTATGAGTTCCAGCCCGGTGATATCGTGCAGATGAAGATTTACGTCAAGAAGGATGCCGAGAGCGTTGTGCTTCAGAAGGACTTCCCTGTTCCTGCAAAGACCAACACAGTAGGCATATTCCTTACGGAAGCGGACACCAAGATAGGCGATGTTATCTCCAAGCCTGTAGACTATTGGTATGAGGTTACTCTTAACCCCTACACCAATCCTCAGACCTTTATAGGCTATGACGATGACGGCGCAAAGATATTCAAGCTCTATCCCGAAGGCAAGGACGTTATCTCTGACGAGGAAATCACTGAAGAGGACATTCCTGTAGTGGACATAG